CCGTGTTGCCCTCCAGTTCTTGGAGTGGATTTGGTTCTCTGTGGAGAGAGGCACGACCGCCAACACCACACAGCGCAGCATGAGGTATCTGTCCGCCGGACCTGCGCTCGGCGATTCGACAGATATGTCGCCGGCCCTTCTCCAAGGCAGCTCGTTGTTAGCATATGCTGTAGGGGTAGCGAGCCGGGCGTCGGCGACGTCAGTGACGTCGCCGCCCATCGGGGCGGCAACACCCGCCGGCACAGCCGGTGCCCCTGCGCCTAAGAAGACGCGCGCAGAATGTGAGAGGCTTAATGAGGTACGCCGTCAGGCAGCACAGCCGTTCATGCCGTTTTATCGCGTGGCCGGTTCTGCAATGCCTAGGGGGCCGGGCCCCTGGTCATCCTACAGAGCACGATCGACCGCCGAACTTGTTGGCATCATCCAGCAAGAGGCTGCGGAGTACGTTGACTGCGTGGATAGGGGTGTCCAGGGTTACATGGAGGACCTGGAAGATAAGCGGGACCTCTGGTGGCATGTGAGGGCCTTCCTCGCCAAGTACGGATGCCTACCGACCCAACCAACAATCGCTGACGTCTTTGACGTCAAGGGTGCAGACGCTGCCCTCTTGAAGAGGGAGTCGGAGCGTCGCGCCTTCACTGAGGAGCGCTCAGCGCAAGCTGACGACATACTCCGGGCTTTTACAATTCACCACAACGGGGCCTACGCCGACCCCGGAACTAAGATTCCGGTGGACGCCAAGACAAGGTTCCAGAACCATGCCCGTGAGTTCAAACTTCCCACTGCTGAGGAGGTGGAGGCTATTATGCCTAAAGATTCATCTCCCGCCAACACCCATCCGATGCTCGCCGCGGAACGATACCTTACCGTGACCAAGATGCGCGCCGTGCCGGAGAAGTGTGGTGCAAAGCAGTTCGACCCATGCATCTCCTCTAACGGACGTGACAAACTCGCGTATGGCCCGAGGCCGATCAACACGATCAAGGATTACGGTCATGAAGGACGCGAGTGTCCCAAGGATAAGGAGTGGCCGGAGGGGACAAAAGTCGTACACACTAAAATTGATTGCCTGAATTACGCATCCTCTCTTGCGGATAGCGCAGGTCATGACATGATAATCTGGGCGTCCTATTACCCTGAATTGGCGGGACGTACAGAGGAAAGTGTGTATTATGCCGACTCCGCGAGCACATATGTGGAGATCATCGGTGATAACGACGTTGTCGCCTCATACGAACAACAGACCCCCTGGGACTTCACCGCTAACGACGTGGTTTACATCGAGAACGTGGATCGCACCGCATTTACGGTCTACAACCGTGTGCGGTACGTGCAGGCCCACTTGCTTAAGCAGGTGGTGTTCCTTAGTGCATTGCACACCATCAACCTCCCGTACCACATAGCCAACAAACTAGTGAAGTACACAAAGGGGCACGACATCGGGTCCATCGGAATGTCAACCCCGGGCCCATGTAAGAATGTGCACCTTGTCCCGAGGGACCCGACGCGCGGATGGACCAAGGACATCCTGGTTATGCGCAACGGGACACATTTCAGGCCTACGGTAGCGATCAAGTATGTAGACGCTATCGGGCCTGACTCAGCAATCCATATGGACGTTACGGTGTACGACTTCCTCAAGACCCTTCATAACTCGTCGGGTCGAGGGTTGACTGTGCATGAGGCGATTAAGCGCATCGATCTCTTCGCTAAAGAGGCTGAGAAGATGAATGTACCATCGTCCGCAGCCTATGTAGAGTTGCTTCGAACTGTTGCTTGGTGGGGACAGTTGCCCAATGTGGTCTACTACCTTGGCACCCCCAAACAGAGAGAGGACCCTTGCAGTGGCTGCCTGCCCGGTGAAGATGAAGTGCCCGAGGAGCACAAAGATGCCAAGGCCGTCATGACCGCACCCAACATTGTGGCCGACTCCAATCCAGGGGTCGTCGTTAAGACTGACGGGGCCATGGAAGCGTACAAGAAGACCAAATTCCTCGGTATGGCGAACAAGGTTAAGCCATCAAAGGAGTGGGTCAAAATTTCCAACCTTATTTTAAGGGGATTCATTAAGGGCATCGCCCGTGAGTCGGGGATTGAGAAGAACAGCGTGTCATTAATCGACGTAGAACACATCCGCGCGAACCGCACGCGCCCGGCTCAGAGGGCACGCCAAGTGACCGACGGTCTCGGTCCATCCGCTCCCGAATTAGGTCGAGTGGAGAATAAGGTCGAGGCCGCACACAAGACTGGCGACTGTTGTCGCGGTGTCCAGAACCCCGAGCACGGGATCTCCGAGAATTCCGCTGTGCTAGGCAAGACCCTTGAGATTGTCCTCAAGGCCTGTCCGTCCTGGTACGACCCCGGCAAGTCGCCGGAAGAGTTAGCCGAGGCTGTCTACGAAGTTTACTGCACCTCATGCGACGCCGAATCAAATCATGGCGGCGGAGGGTTACGCAGCGTGGACTATACCGGGGCTGATGAGGGTCACAACGAGCATAGCAACCGCGTGGTGAGAGCACTGATCGAGTACTTTATCTGTCTCAAGGACATGGATGAGGCGCTTGGTGTTTATGATAGTTGCTTTCACATGTGGATGCAAGTTGGGGCGAAGATACTTTCCACACTGTGGAAGAATGCTAGTGGGACCGGCATCACTACCGTTCTGAACACAGTCGTGTTTGCTCTCCGGGAGCTTGAGACGACGATTATGTCTCTCGTTATGGGCTCTATGACGGAGGCAGGGGAACTCGTGCCCGAAGACGGGGAGTACGAGATTACGTACAAGATGTTTCTTAAACACCTTCGCCGAGTTCAACGCTGGGACCTCTTTGAGGCTGCTGCCCCGGTGCGCCGCGACCACAAGATTTTACCAGGAACACCACTGGTGGAGGTCGCGTACCACTGGATCGGTCCCAAATTTGGCGATGATGGCCTCGCACCCGCCACTCCCAGAGTTCCAAGTGACCTCTGGGAGCGAGCGATGAAGTATGTTGACCGCATGGACGGTTTCAAGCGCAAGCTCGAAACCTGCAGTGCTGAGAAGGGCGAACCGGTAGAGTACCTTAGCCGTATCTACCCCTGCCTCGCACGGACGAAATCGTCGTTCTGCAAGGTAGAGAAGGCTTTAGCCAAGCTCTCCCTCGGTGTCAACAGGAATCGCTATAAGTTTATCGCGAAGCTCCGCGGGTACTTCTACACTGATAGGCATGCCCCAATTGTCGGAGCATTTATCGAGGCCGTGTGCAATCTTTACAACACCGTTCCTTACCAGTTCTCGGAGGCCGAAGTTGAGGCGCTGAAACACACCAATCCTGAGGTATATTACAAAGTGGCCCTGGGCCCGTATCCGTGGGACGGTGAGGACTCTCTCGAGGAATCGTACGCAGCGGTAGCGGAGGACTATGGCATGACATCTGGAGAACTCATTGAGTTTGACGCCGGGCTACGGCGTCTTCGTACGTGGAAGGAGATCCAGGAATATATGGTGCCGAAGAAGAAGATGACTCTCGCCGCTGAAAGGCTTGCGCGTATCGTAGGGAGCATGGAAGATCCCTTAGCGCTTGTCGACAAGCCTGACCCACCGGGGGTCTACAGGGTAGCTGCAGCAGTCGGCGAAGACCCCCGGTTGTACAACGAGTCGTTGCCGAAGGAAGAAGACCCTGGCAGCGACACCGAGTCGGACATACCGCTCGACGTGCGTAGTAGGCGCACGGCAGCAGCGTTATCCGCGCTTGCTCTCAGTCCGGACCAAGACGACGAGAGCGCTCCGACAACCTCCGAGAGCTAAGAGATCCATTTGGGTGGTGGACCCCTTCCGTACGGTTTCACGGTGGGGAAACTGGTGATGGCATGTGGTTTTATCATGTCAGATTCCTAACACCCTTTAAATTCCACAAGAGCTTGCCGGCTCGAGAGCGTTATTCGTTCAAGGAGCACTTTGCTCCACTCTTCCACTTTAGCGACTACCAGCACACACTGCGAGCCAGATGGCCACTGAAGCAATCAGACTCAGAGATATCGTGAGGTCCAAGGACCCTATGGATGGCCTTTGCAAGGAACGCCTGATCACCAAAGAAGCGTGTGATTGGGTTAAGTACGCATTGGATCCCTTCCACGATCTCCAACTCGAGCACCTTCGTGGGTACCCGGACGTGTCCACCGAGCCGACCGTGATCGTTAAGATTCGACAGGCCGTGACGGTGACAGCCCCACCCGGTCTCGCGGATACGGGGAGCCCAACATGGGATTGCCACGTTGTGGCCTCCCCAAGATTACATGCCCTTGGATCAATCCTCGGTGTTTCCCTCGCGGGCGTTCCCGCACGGCGACTCTACCCTTTTCTCCAACTCATCTGCCGGGGCCGTTAACACCCTTCAGGCAACCGGTGACGACCCTATCGGGCCACGCTGTGGCAGAATGGACGGCTTGCTGATCAACAGCGTTCCATCCACTGGCGCACCTGGTGCGGAGTATACCTTCACGCCAGGCCACTGCCCAGAAGTGGCTGGCCAGGGGTACCAGATGCAACACATCAGCCTTGACAATTACCTTGATTTCGACGACACTGATCTAGGGGTTTACCGCCTTGTTTATTCTGGATTTGAGGTGGTTAACACGACCGCCCAGATCCACAAGCAGGGCGCTGTTACCGTCTACGAGTACGGCAACAGCTACGAAGTGGGCGCTTCACACCCGACGCGCACAGATGTGGAAATCGTACCCGGAGAACCCTCCGCTCCTTACCCGGACCATCGACCCACTAATTACTTCCGCTGCCCGCCGAACACATTGGCGGAAGCAAAGATTATGCCAGGCTCACATTCGTGGGCGGCCCAGGACGGTTGCTACAACACGGCGAAGTTTCAGACCGACAACCCGTTCCAGGGCCTTACAAGCCGGCCATGGGTGATTTGCCAAAATAACGTTGACGGCCCCAAGGGGAGTGGTTACCTGCAGTTCGACCCGGTAGCGCAGCCAAGCCAGTATAACTCGGGCTCGTTCGCAAGCGAATTCCCTTTGGGCTTCACGGGCACTATCAATGCGGGGTCGCCATATCGCTACCTCGGAGGCCCAGTCCATTTCTCGCGGATGAACACTACCGGCGCATACTTCACCGGTCTCTCGCCAGAGACGTCTCTGTTCGTTACCTGGCGTGTGGGGATTGAGCGCCTTCCCGCAGCAAACAAACCGGCATTCCTGGCGCTTTCTCAGCCTAGTGCGGCATACGACCCGAACGCACTGGTGCTGTACAACCTGGTGGCCAACGCGCTGCCGCCAGGATGCCCACAGGGGTATAACGACGCAGGGAAGTGGTTCCGCTGGATTGCGGACCAGGCCAAGAAGGCCATCCCGACCGTCTACCCAGCTGTACGCACGGCTGCACTGATCGCTAACTCGATGGGTCGGCCGGTCATCGGCGCTGCCCTCACTGGTTTGGCCAACCAGCTTGAGGGCCCAGCCAAGAAGGCCGCCGCCCAGCGAATCCAGGCAGCTGCACGTAAGCAGCAACAAGCCAGCAAGAGTGGCCAGCGCAAGCCGGCTGTGGGCAACTGGTCTCAGCCCGGCCCTACACCTAGGCCTGGCGGGACAAACGGACTTAAGTAGACATAAGTAGATCATACTTTCGCTGGTCAACTAGGGATCCTTTGATATCTTTTCATTCGGGTTCCTAGCAGTTGACCGTGGTGACTTCCCAGCGGCAACTGGGATTTCACGAGTCGTAAGTCCCCCGGTGTTTATTCTGGGGGCCATAGGATATACTGCCCGGGGACGGACCGTCGTCTCCAATAGGGACCTACTCCATC